TAAAGCATAGGGACGATAAGGTAGTCCTCAATATGCTTTACGATGGGCCAGAGCCGGCCGGCCGAGCCCTGAGACTGGGCGTTAACACCGGTAGCTGTTCGGTTGATATTCCCGGGGCTTGGGGAAGCTTGACGAACGCTGTTGACGCCTGAAAGCTTCTCCACAAACGATTCGAGGTACCCGATATCGTTCATAATGCCGTCGGTAACGCCCTGCGGGTTGAAAACGGCTACGTCGTTCTTTGGATCATCGGCTTCTTGGACCGAGCCCGGCGAACCCCACCTTTGTTGAGAGGGTGTAAGAACAGAGCCCCGTTTACGGACTCGGGGTGGTCTAAGAGCTAAAGAAATTTCATCTAGCCGGCCGTTATATAAGGCTTCAATATATCGCTGAGGGTTCTCTACCACATCCGCGTAAGACATAGCATAGAACCGGCCGGGGAAGGGGAAACACGGGGCAAAGGCGAACGGGATAAAGCCGTAAGGATTTCGCTCATTGTAAGCTACCCACTCACGATTAAGAACCCAGATGATCCGGTATTTCGAGTAGTAGATAAGACACTCGATTTTACGTTCGGCCGGAAGCGGGGAAGTCTCGTGTTGTGCCGGGTTGTAGTTTACCCCGCGGAGAGCTTCAGAAACCTGTTTCGTCTTATCCCCATAAACAAAATTCTGATTCCGCGCCATGTGCATGAGAACCGCTTTAGACGGAATCTTCATCCGAGGGTCATCACGAAGGCTTTCAATTTCGTCAATGGTAAGAAGCTTGCGCCGGATAAGGCTACGGGCGGCGTCTACAGAAGGCACGGGCGAACCCGGGTCAATGTAAAAGTCCCGAAGATCTACCCACTCAATCCGGGGATGGCCGGCCTCACCGTCCCACTCGATAGCAACCCCGCCGTTACCATGGAGAAGGATCTGTTTGATAGCCAGTTCAAGCTCAATTTCGGCGTTACCTGTGTAGTCGGCCCGGGGGTGCTCCAGGGCGTATTTCAGGTGAGCCTGGATAGCCTTAGCTTCCCGCGGATCGGCGCCGGGCTCCGCAGCGACCTGAAACCAATCGTCTTGAACGAAAAGAGCTTGGTAGATGGCAGGAAAGGCCGATTCAATCTGGGAGAAGGTAATCGACATTCCCAGAGAGGACCGTGGGGTAGTAGTGCCTTCCCAGACCTTCGGAGGCACCCATCCGACATAAAGACTATCGTGGGTGTTCCAACGAGGGTCATGGTTCTGAGAACGGAAGTATTCGTAGGCCCAAAAAGTCTGCTTAACCGTCGTAAGGGCGTAAGCGTCCTCGATAGCTTCAATACCGAGCTTTAAGGGTTCGGCTTCAAGGTTAAGTTCGGGGATAACCGGGGCTTGACGTTCTTCAGGCATTACGGAGGAACTACTCTACTTAAATTTTAACAGTTTAGAGACCGCCAGTTCGGTTATAGAACCCATCATTAGGAACAGGGATATAACCAGCCTCGGTATTTACTGTTTCGAAGGGGAACGGAGAAACTCCGAGCATGGCGTCATAGTGCGCCTGCATAAGAGCCTTATATTCGTCTGCGGGGGTCTCGCTAGGCGGTCTTGGGGCAAGCCGGCCGAGCCATTCACGGCCTTGGAAGTGGTCCGCGAGAGAATCGAGAATATCATCGTGCTGATAACGGGGGAATTTGCGAAGTTCGCCTAAAAGTTCCTCGGTAATACGATCTGCTTCACCGGAGCCGGCCGGGTGGCCTAAATATTTAACAAACCGAAGCTCCCCGTGCCGGTACCAGGGCTGAAGAGTGTTCAAAATACGCTCTTTCTTTGAAATAGTGGTCTCGCGCTTGAAGAATTCGAGGTTTATGTGCAGATTTAAAGTCTGAAGGCGCCGTAAGAGCCCATCTTTCATCCCGCGGACGTAGGAAGTCTCTTCAATACCCATGTAGAGAGGGGCAAACTTCAACTGGACCTGGATCATCTGGTTAATGATCTCGTCGGGAAGCCATTTCCCATGTCGAACTTCGACTACATACGGTCGGCCCGCCGCATCCCAACCAACTGTGGTAATTGCGGTGTAATCGGCCCGGTCGGTCTTCGTTTCCGCCGTGTCCACCGTAGTTGTGTAGTGAATAATGCGGACGTTCTGACGAAAATTCTCTTTAGAAATCCACTTTGGGAATTCTTGATTCACGGGGAAGGGGATAGTAGACTCGTCTCCTACCTCGGCGGGATTATTTAGCTGTTGAGTAGCAAAAAGGTACTCGCCAAGAGCGGGATTTTTTCGGCGTTTCTCCAGTTCATAGGTCGGCCATCGTTCAGGCCACCACGAAATCTTCTTTCCGTGTTCATCGTAGAGGTAAGGGAGGTCCAATTCGTCGGGAACAAATCTTTCGGGCTCTCCCCCGGTGTCTTTCCGATAACACCCACGGACGTGAATAGCCCATTCGCGCTCTTCCGGGGGCCGTTTCTGCTCTGCTTCGATGATTCGGCCGTACAGATCGCTAAAATCGTACCTCGTACCCTCTACGTCAATCCAGTACGACGGCGCCACCAAAAGGTTTTCCATCATACCGAAGGCTTGGATAACGGCTACGATCTGTTCGGGCGTTTTGACGTTGTTAGGTTCGACAATATCCGAAAATTTCATCACGTCAACGTGAATTCCGGACGAACCTTTGTCGATAGAAGAGGTAAGAAGGGTAGGTTCTTTACGTGTTACATTCTTCGGCCGGGCTTCCGTCGTAAAATCTGATTTAGTACCCCAGTCGAAGACCCGTTTTTGCGGTACGTGTTCAGGAAAAAGCTGACGGAACCTTTCGTTAGCCTGGAAATGCCGCTTAATCTCTCCCAAGATCATCTGCGCCTTCTCAGTGTTCGACTGAGTAATCATCATGGCGATATCGGGGTAGTTCAAAATCCACTGAATAGAGTGGCTTTGGGAATTGATAGTGGTTTTGAGGAAGCCCCGCGGGTCTAAAATTAGAACTCTACGGTTCCCGGGCAGCTTTGTGAGTTCCGTCGGAGGGGTGTAGATCCAATTTCCGCGGTCTAGTCGATCAAACTTCTCCAGGTCGCCGGGGGATGGAAGAGGAAATTTCTGCAAGAGGTTCATAAAAGGGAACCTCTGGGGGCCGATAACGTCTTTGTATCCTAAAATGTCCTTAGCTAGAAAAGTAAGGTCGGTCCTCGCCTTCCACCGCGCCATTCGAATTTGATACAGTTCGTTATTTGAGAGTTGGTAAGCGTTTACGTGGGGCACAACAATATTGTTTTGGCGTTAGTGGACGATATTTTTCACGCCGGCCGGGCAAATCCCAAGACAGGAGTTCGTAGACTGACGTGTAATAATCATCGTCGGGCTGTAATATAGATTCAGGATTCGGTTTTGGCATGGCATAAAATTACGACACGGTTCCTATTGGAGTAAGGATTACAATTGAAGCGACAACAGGCGAGATAGAAATCGTAGCCTGCGGATTATTGACAACAATAGAAGCAGTAGGAATATTCATTGTCTAAAACCAAAAGCAGGTAACGCTACACAACAAGTGCGGTGCCGGTCGAAACCGCCCCGTGGGTCCAACTAAAAACCGCTCCGGCAACGGTGCCTAGTTGCACTGCGTCCCGGAGTACAGGTTCTTGTAGTTGCTCCCGTCTGATATGGCTGTCCCCACACCGCACGCCGACCCAGCGTTCGTGTTGTACATCCGGCCCCCGTTGGAACGAGTCACCACTTGCACGTCGGCGTGGAAATCTGTGTTGTACATGGTGAGGGTCTCGGATGCTGCTCGCTGGAATCCAGCAAACGAACCGCTCCAATTGACTCCCCCACCCCGCACCGTGACGTTTCCGCCGCTGGTGTAGATGGCCGCGTTGGTCATACTGGAGAGAGAGGAATTCGATAGCGTAATATCAACGTTCACGTTGGTCTGGGCCAGGCGATTGACTCCATTGCTGTCCAGGTTGTTAATGACAATCGGGGCAACTGTGCCCGAAGACGAAACGTAGACCGTATTACGGCCGCCTTGCTGCTGAATGTTATTCATCATGACGGAGGACCCAACGGTTCCCCCGATCAGGAAAATACTCGAATCGTTCGTGTCGGTAAAATGCGCCTTGATGTTGGAGAAGGACACTCGACTCACGGTAGCGGAGTTCAAATCTCCGATGTAGAGTTTCCCCTTGTTAATCGCGTGAACCCCGTCAATGGTCACCGAGTCCCACGCCCCGATCCCGATTACCGCCCTCTGTCCAGCCGTGCGAGTGGAGATCACCTCGACATTACGCACGATGGCATCCACGCCAGCGCCGGGAGTGATGTTGACCTCCGAGGCACTATTGGAGTCCGGAACTGCTACATTCACTCCGTCAATCAGCAGGCCGGATATCGTCATGGTACCCTGCGCGTCATCTCCGCAATTGACCCCGTGCCCCGTGGCCGAGGTTCCGTAGACGTTTCGCACAATGAAACCGGCGAAGGTCGTCCCTGTCCCTCCCACACATCGCACGTTGTTGGTGTTCGTGGTCGTGTTCACCCCGTCGATTACCACTTTGGTGATGTCTCCCGCGATATCGGCATACGCCGAGTACCCCGGATAACTAGTGGAGGTGAATGCTACGGAATCGTCGCCGGTGGTGCCGTACACGTCATGCACGAATACCCCCGAATCAGGCCCATCGGCGTGAATCCCATCGCTGA